AGGCTCTTCTCAGCCCAAGGGTGTTGTAACAGGTGCCGCTGCTGGTAAGACTGCCGCTTCTGCAACTGCAATCACCGCTGCTGAAATCCTTGACTTGATGTACGCCGTTGACCCATCTTACCGCAACTCTGCAAACGCTGGCTTCATGATGAAGGACAGCACTCTTGCTGCTGTGCGCAAGTTGGGCTTGGGTTCTGCTAATGACTTCCCCATCTTCGTTCCTGCGATGAACCCAGGCGAGAAGGATATGTTGTATGGCAAGCCCATCCACATCAACAACGACATGGAAGCAATCGCTACCGCCAAGAAGACCATCTTGTTCGGTGATTGGAGCAAGTTCGTTGTGCGTGTTGCTGGAGGTCTTCAGTTCTTGCGCCTTGACGAGCGTTATGCTGATGCCTTGGTTGTAGGATACATCGCTTACAAGCGTGTAGACTCTAACATCTTGCAGGCTAACGCTATCAAGTACTTGGTACAAGCCTAATAGTATGAAAGTTCTCTTCAAAGAGACCATCGTTGGAGATGGCTTCGCCCACTACGCAGGTAGTGAGGCGGAGCTGTCCTCCGATGAGGCAGCACAATGGATTGCCGCAGGATTCGCCGAGCCTATCGCCGAGCCTGCTTCAGCCATCAAAAAAACCTCAAGCTCTAAAGCCAAGAAAGAAACCCGATGAGCATTTCTGTCATCACACCAGCCGTCTCCGAGCCGTTGTCGCTTTCCGAAGTGAAGGAGTTCCTTCGCGTGGATCATAGTGATGATGACAACACGCTTGCTATCATGATATCAGCGGCACGCGAAATGTGTGAGCAGTACACGCGCCAGATTATGCTGACTACTACGATAGAGGAGTTTTATGACACCTTCCCAACTTACACCCCGAATTGGATGGACAACATCTACCTTTCTCGTGGGCCTGTTCAGTCGGTGACATCCCTCAAGTACATTGACAGCGGTGGTGATGAACAGATAGTTTCTTCGGATGACTACCGCACGGATTTAATCTCGCAGCCCTCTCGCATCGTTAGCGAGAACGGATGGAGCAGCGCAAAGGACACGGTCAACGCCGTGGTCGTGCGTTATGTGGTAGGCTATTCTTCAGCTTCGGATGTACCAGCAGCCCTTCGGCAGGGTATGCTCTTGGTCATCTCGGAAATGTACGAGAATCGCATGGACACCGTCAAGCGACTCCCTACTGCTTCAGAGTATTTGTGGAACCCATACCGAGTGTTTACTTTCTAACATGAACCCAGGCGATCTTGACCAACGCATTGTAATTCAAGGATTGAGCGAAGCTACCGATGATTTTGGTCAGCGCGTTCAAACCTTTAGCACATTGGCTACTGTCTGGGCAAAGGTGGAAGAGCGCAATGGTAATGAAAAAGAGTTGGGCAACCAACTCGTAGCCACGCGCTTTGTGGACTTTATCATTCGCTACAAGAGCGGCCTTGATGAGCGTATGCGAATCACATACGGAGGTAGCACATACCTAATTCAAAGTATCATCAAGGAAGATGCTCGCAAGTCGTTCATGCGTATCACTACCGAACTCAAGGACTGATGAAGGACAAGCAAGGCATGGGATTCGACACGGCAAAGCTTGATGCTGAACTGAAGCAGGTCGTTAAAGACTTGGAGAAGATTCAGCAAGGACTTGGCACTCGTTACATCGCGCAAATGCAGCGTAAGTCTTTAGGCTTGGCTGTCAAGCAGATGAAGGCGGAAATCAAAGACTCGAAGGAGGTCTTTCGTGTGTACAGAAATGGCGGCATTTATGCTGAAATAACTCCAGGCACATTGAGGAAATCCATCGGCATTGGACGATCCAAGACAAGCAACAACAGACTCTTCTCTGGCTTTTGGGTTGGGCCTCGTGTTAAGGGTTCATTTAAAGACCCAGAGAAAGGTGGATGGTTCGCTCACTTCATCAACTATGGCTATCTGCGAGATGGCTCATACAGAGGAGCAAACAAAGGCTTCGCTGACAGAGCAAAGGCATCAGCCATTCCTCAAGTATTAGCGAGCTTTATCCCTATGCTTAAAGCACACGCTGAAAAGATTTTGAGCAAGCACAAATGATTGGAAAGGTCTTAAAATATAAGTTCGACACAGACAGCAACCTCCTGTCTTTGTTTGGTGGTCGTGTGTTCCCTGTAATTGGAGCGCAAGGCCAAACCACACCTTTCGCAATTTACGAGGTAGTGAATGTAACAACTTCAATGTCAAAGGATAGTGACTCCCACATTGATGATGTTCTGGTTCGTTTGACGATGATATCAACCAAGTATGCAGATGTGCAGAATGGTATCGCTTATGCACGAACCGCGTTTGTCCGTATGGAGGAAACCATTGGAGGCGTGCAGGTTCAGACCTGTATGTACGAGGGCGAACGCGATTTGTATTCTGATGACGAAAGAACATTTGGGACTCAAATCGATTTGACATTTCGAGTAATTAAATAACAATAAGATGAAAGAGGTCAAGCTTGGCAAAGATTGGACGATTCTCAACGAGCGCGTAATTTTGGCAGGGTCACGCGTGAGAGTCCCCGAACGCATTGCTAAACAATTAGAGGAGCAAGGTCTTCTCTATGTAAAAAAGGAAACAACAATAAAAGAAGAATAAAATGGCTGCAAGCACAAGCATCATGAACGCGACAGATGTCGTGATTCAGTTCAGCACAGACGGTGCCACCTACTCTACCGTTGGACGCTGCACCTCGGCTTCTCTCTCGGTTTCTATGGAAACGAGGGACACCTCAAACAAGGACTCGCAAGGATGGAGAGAATTGTTGGAGGCACAGAAGTCTTGGTCTTTGTCTGGTGATGGACTTTTGACCTACAACCTCGCTTCTGGCGATGGTTACTCTGATTTGTGGGGATATGTTACGGGACGCACAAAAATCTATGTGAAGTTTGGTTCTACCGACACGGACGAGAAATACTACAGCGGACAAGGCTTCTTGACCTCATTGGATCAAGAGGCTGGCATGGAGGACAATGTCACCTACTCTTTCAGCTTTGAAGGAACGGGCGCTTTGACTGAAAGCACAAACTAATTAAACAGGGGCGGTAATAACGCCGCCCCTTTATTTTTTTCTACATGGTTGAATTTATTGAAGTAAACGGAAAAAGGTACCCTGTACGCTTTGGCTTTAATGCCCTGCGCGAGTTCACCGCAGTCACAGGTACAACTCTCTCACAGTTGCAATCTTTGCAAGAGAACATCACGCTTGACCACGCTATCAAATTGGTGTGGTGTGGTTTTAAGGACGGAGCAAGAAAGGAGAAGATGCCATTCAGCCTTGCGGTTGATGACATTGCCGACCTCCTTGATGAGGACAACACAGTCCTCGAAAAGGCTTTCGAGACCTTCAACAAGCACTTCAGCGCAGACGAAAAAAAGTAACCGACCAAAGCAACGGCGGTCAAGCCTCGGAGCCTCCCACTTGGGACAGCCTTGAGGCATATGCTTTTGGTCATCTTGGTTTGAGACCGTCAGAGTTTTATGGAATGCTTCCGCGTGAGTTCTACAATATGTCGGATGGTTATTCCAAGAAACTTGAGATGCAATACCAAGCCGATTGGGAGAGGGCGAGGTGGATCGCATCGGTGGTCATAGCGCCTCACACAAAGAAGCGCCTAAAGCCAAAGGAACTAATTACTTTCCCATGGGAGCAGAAAAAGGCAACTAACAAAAAGATATGGTCAAGAGGTGAAGTGCTTGACGCGGTGAACAAAAAATTCGGCAATAAATGAATCTCTCGTCAGTAAACCTCAATTTCTTCGCCAATGTAGCGCCATTGGTTGGAGGCCTAAACAAGGCAGAGCGCACTCTGGATCGCGCTGGCAAAAAAATGGAGGCTGTCGGCAGACAGATGACAAGAAGCATCACCGCGCCAATGGCTGCTCTTGGTGCCGTTGCTGTTCATACATTCCAAGGCTTCGAACTTGAGATGTCAAGGGTGAGGGCCGTCTCTGGTGCCACCGCTGACGAGTTCTCAAGGCTTGAAAGCACCGCGATGAAGTTGGGCGCAAGCACCGTCTTCACCGCTAAAGAAGTAGCATCCCTTCAAGTAGAGTTTGCAAAGTTAGGCTTCACGGCCTCCGAGATTGACAAAGTCACAGAGTCAACCCTTTACCTTGCGCAAGCATCTGGTACTGAACTTGCTCGCGCAGCAGAGGTCGCAGGCTCTACACTCCGTGCCTTTGGCATTGATGCAGGCGATACCTCTCGCGTGACGGATGTCATGGCGAAGTCATTCAGCAGTTCTGCGCTTGACATGGAGAAGTTCGCTAACTCAATGAAGTATGTGGCCCCTGTTGCTAATTCAGCAGGTATGTCACTTGAGGAAACTACCGCCATGCTTGCCATTTTAGCAGACGCTGGCATCAAAGGCTCACAAGCAGGTACATCTCTTCGCCGAATCATCACGAAACTTGGAACGGGTTCAGAGCCTGTTGCGGAAAAAATCAAACAATTGAACGACCAGGGCCTTGATTTGGGTGGGGCAATGGATGAGGTTGGGCGAACGGCGCAGTCAGCCTTGCTTGTTTTAGCCAAAGGCGTTGACCAAATTGACCCACTCACCCAATCCTTCAACGAGGCAAATGGCAGCGCGAAAGCGATGGCTGGCATCATGGGTGACACGGTCTATGGTTCTATGAAGGCAATGACATCAGCCGCAGAAGGCGCATTGATTCAGCTCGGAGATATAGTGTCAGAAGGCTTCCGTCCTTTGGTTGACTTATTAACCAAATTGATACAAGGATTCAACAATATGAATCCGCAAATCAAAAAGTTTGCTGTTGGTTTTGGACTTGTACTTGCTGTTGCTGGCCCTCTGGTTTTGACCATTGGAAAGATAACAAGAGCTTATGCAGCACTCAGGGCGGTTGTGCTTGCCACTAACCCATTGCTTTTGGCTTTTACCGTTGCCGCTGGTGTTATCGGTGGCATTATGATGTCACAGACAAGTGCACTCGATGACAATACTGCGTCTCTTGTCAAGAACCAATCAGAAGCGAATGTTCTGCTTGATACAATTAAAAGGGAAAACATCTCCCAAGAGACTCGCAACTCACTCATAGATAGGTTCAACGCCAAGTTCGGAGAGTATGGCGGGAACTTGAGCAAAGAGAAGTCTACCATTGAAGACATCACAAAGGCTCAAGAAGCTTTGAATGAGCAGTTCGCTCATAAGATCAAGCTCGTAGGAATGGAGAAGGTCTTGAATGAGCAAATGGAAAAGACAGGCGATATTGCTGCCGAGATTGTACGCCTTGAGATTGAGCGCACAAAGCTCGAACAAGAGATTGCTGAAGCCGCTATAGAAAAGGGAGCAGGATGGGAAAAAGGCTCAATAAGACAGCAGGGTGCTATAAATGGTATCAATAAAAAAATAAAAGACCAAAAGAAACTACTTGAAGAGGCTTCCGCAGAGGCTCAAAATGTACAACAGCAGTACAATGAGATGCTTCCACCTATCGAGGAAATCCCTACCGTCATCGATGATACCACCGACTCAACGAAAGACCTCGGAGATG